GCCGACAACTCCAGCAGCACCCGCGCGGAATTGATCAGCCATATACATACCGATGCCAGGTTCCTGCCCAACTGCAGGAGTGTTCGAAGTAGCTTCAAGGGAGAATCCTTCTGGGATAGCCGGTGCCGTATGTTTTGCCGATGGCTCCCCACCGTCAACCGTAAAGCCTTCAGGAATTGTAGGGGTATCGCTCATGGTACTGGTACCCATTGGTTATTTTTAAGCACAAGTTTTTGTCCTTTTCCATTGGAGATCACTGTCCCTTCCACAACAGCAGGGGATTTTCCGCTTGGAGCTTTGGTCGCAGTGGCTCTCGTTGTCGCAGGAGCTGTAGAAGTCGGCGCTGTGCGGTTAAATTCCCCTTCAATCTCCACGTGATCCGCATCCAGCCCATAACCTTTCGCTTTTTGCTTCTGCTGCCCTTCCAGCCCACGTAAAGCAGTTTCTGTTGAACCTTTCAGTTGTTTCACCACGTTAGAAATGCCTTGTCGCTCTTCATCACTATACTGACCTGTGAAGCCATGTGAAATAAATCCAGTCAGGCGCTCTGCGGCATCACCAAAGTTCTTCGTATCCTTGTAGAAATCTGCTGTCGCGCGAGTGCGAAATTCACTGCTCAAATTAGTCAGTGCTTGGTGCAGTTGTTTATCTGCTAAGGAGCGAGAGGAGTCGCTTGGGGAAGTAGCTGCCACGTGGAGCAAACTCTCAACTGTATTAACCTTGTGCAGATCTTCCACATAGGGCTTAGCTTCCCGCTGTAATTTGGTATTGAGTACTTCGGTTTCAGCGAAGTCTGTTTTACGTTTTGCCTCCTCTCTCCGAGATGCTGTAGCTTCCGCCAGCAGCCCCCGCTGTACAGCAGTAGCTTCTCTCGCAGCAGCTACATCCCGCTCATGATCTCTGTGGTCAGTTTCATGATCCTTAATCCGCTGTTTTCGATCATCATCCACCTGCTTCGCTGTATTCGCCTTCTCAATCAGCGTCGCATGTTGCTCAGCCGTCAGTGCACTTGTCTGCGACTTTCGGGCAAAGGTAGCCCATCCAACCACATCACCTGGTTTTGGTAATGTCATAGGAGATACTCCAGCCGCAAGAGCTTTATCCACAAGCGCTCGCTGTGCGGCAGGGTCATTCATATCCCCAGCAGCAAAGTTATAGGCTTCTTTCGACAGATCTTCTTGGGTTTGCTTTTTCTCCACAGCCATTCTCGTCACCTGATCTTTGGCTTCTTGGTAACTCACTTTAGCATCAGTTTCCAGTTCCTTTCCTAGCTGGAAATTCCCTTCCTTGAAGGCCATCGTAGCGGCTTTCTGCTGCATTTGCCCCATCTGAATCGGGTTATTCACTAAGCTTTTATCAGCATCAACTTGGGATGACATAAAGTTCCCAACATCAGTCTCTGCTTTTTGTTTCTGCTTTTGCTGCTGCATTGCCATCTGGTTCATCTGCAGCTTTTGGTTATTAAGCTGTATGTCTTGATCAGTTTCCTGATACTGCTGTTCACTCCGAAGCGCCCCACCAATATTGGAGAGCGCCTGCGCAAAGAATCCCCCTGCCATGTGTGTTTCTCCTTATGCGTAGGTAAGCGAAGTATCCGTGGTGGCCGCTGGCTGATTATTGTAAGCTGTAACTGCCTTCCCAATCCCACCAGCAATCGTCCCAAGCCCAGCCGCTGCAGACGCATTCCCAGCTGTAATTGCTTGTGAAGCTGCTGCAGGGCTACCAGTTGTTGCGCCTGACAACAATGCCAAGTTGTTGAAATCCTGCTGATAGGTGCTGCTGGCTAAGCCTTCGGCATATTGAGTCTGTGCTGCATCATTCATGCCTGAACTCCCCAGCCCACGAGCAGCGTTCGTTGCCTGCGTCGCCTGTAACCCTTGCTGAAGTTGGAACTGATAGCCAGGAGTACTTGTTACTGATGAAGGATTAGCCATTAGTGATTGAAGTTGCGCTTGGTACTGCGGCCGTTGTGATGCAAATGGGTCGGCTGCGGCTGATGCAGAGGAACTACTGCCACTTGAGAGTAGTGCTCCCCCGACGACACTTACAGCAGCTCCTGCGATTGCGCCAAAAGTCATGATAAAGTCCCTTTCAGTTTCTCCGGCGAATTACTACGCTGTAACTCCGCCGAGTTATTCAATTCAACCTTCGGATCATGCCAGCCAATGGCAGTGTAGGAAGGTGCAATGACTTGGTGTTCTATTTCGTCTGGGTCAGTCAAATAAGTTGCGTGCGTTGTAGTCCATTCAGTCTCTTCATGGGTGAACAGGAGTCGCTTGCAACCAGCAGGGGAGATCATGCTCACAGGGGCTGCTAGGACTTCCAAACCACTGGCTTCAGTGAGGATTGACACTATCCCCTTGGTGATGACATTGTAATGGGCTTCTTTGTGGATGCGCCCAATCACCAGATGCCCAGCAGGAATCGTAATCTGACGGATATACATTCCAGTAGCATAGCGATGAAGGAGTGGGTAACTGTCAACGGTATTGACAAACTCCCCAGCCCCTTCAGACTGCCCCATCAAGAGCTCAATTTGGCAGATTTTATGTCTAATCTCCTCCGGTGTTGTGGAAGGGAATACAGCAGACCCTGTTAATTTCGCCAGCAATCTCTGAAAGTTATTGTGGAGCCCTTCAGTAATCTCATTCATTCGTTATCCTCCCCAACTGGTGTATATTCAATCTCCAGTGCACGTACCCTGAAATCCGTTACATCTGTATGAGTCAAATCCCAGCTCCGATGCCGATAACTTCCCCCACGTACCATCTGCTTTTTCTGCGTGCTCAGGTCAATAGTGCGAGGGACTGCAAAAGTTTGGTAATCATCATTGCTGTATGTAACTGATACAGTAGTTGAAATTGTGTCAGAGTGCAAGTAGGCACCTGCAACAAACTTTACAGCATAGGTGCCTTCATCTGTAGAGGGAGTTCGGATAAAGCAGGTAATAGCCACATCCGTAAAGTCTTGGTAGTAACCTTCGGATAATGTGCATACTGCCCCATTCGTCAGACCTACTGCGAAGGAGGAGTTGAGGGTACTGTAGAAAGACGCACTCCCTCCGGTCAGATAAACCCCTTGAAAAGATCCAGCACCGGTTGTCCAGTACGTCCATAGGCTATCAGTAATATCATAGCATAAAGTAATGCCCCCAAGAACACCGTAGGAGGGCAACGTAAGGAGATACACAGGCTTCCCAAGTACCACTCCGCAGGAAGCGAGTACTGTAGGAGGGGCTAGCGGCAGTCCATATCGTGGGATAGGCTCTGCAAGATTGCTTTGTGCAAGGATCTTCTCAATCGCTGGTGTAGAGATCCGTTGAAAGGTTAATGCAGTAAATTGCCCTACACAGAGAGAACCATCAATATCCCTAGCGAGGAAGTATAAAGTATCCTCAAAAGATACTACGCTTCGCCCATTGGCACACCCAATACCAACTGCCCCATTCGAGACTTGTGCAATAGGTGCACCTGGACTAATCCCAGCATCATAGAAAAACTGCGTACCGCTCTCCATCAAGACAACAAGGTAAGCTGTATGGGCTGCAATTGCAACCCCATTGCCATATGCTGCATCCGTGTTGACAGTGTTCAGTCCTGGCCAAGTTGTGTAATCCCCATAAGCTGAGGCATAGATTGTGCTTCGGGACATTACATAATATGTCCCATCTAGGAAAGCCAGCCCAGCACACGTTCCTGCGGGGAACCCTGAGATAACTGTAACGACTCCCCCACTGTAGGTATAGCCCCCATCAGTAGACTTGAACGCCGGCGCCGTGGTAGCATTGTCAAAGGCAGGGAGAGCATCGTACAGCACTCCGGTAGTTGGGGGGCCTGGGATAGCAGACCCAGTCGGGGGTGTCGCCCCACGCGTAGAGACAACCTGATATACCATACCACCTATGATATAACACAGCGTACCAATATAAGAAAAGACACCTTGTGCCGGCCCAGGCCCATAAGAATACCAGATATCCAGTCCTGGACGCTTTTGCAGCGTCGGTCCAGAGGAAGTCATCGTGAGAACCATATTCCCTACCTTGGAATCTTTGGACATTGTACCGTCTCTGGTATCAATTCCCCAAACAAGTGGAAGTTGTTTTCTTGTTGGCATCACCGACTCCGCTGTGATGGTGTGAAAAACACGCTGGTTTGCTCCTGCTCCACTTCGAAGAACTCTTTCCGAAGTATCAGTGCTCTCCCAGCAATCTCGGCTCGCTTAGGGGCAGGAGTATCATATTCAATCGAGATTTCATCTGCTAAGCACCATTTGAGCATACGCAGTGCCTCTTGAGGGAAGTCCACATTGTTCAGCCCACTTGTCAAATCCATCACCTGCATCTGCACAACGACAAACATCGTGTGACTTGTGTCAGCAGGAACATCATACAGGGTGATAGAGCCAGCCCCAAGTTGCGGATCATAGTAATACTGATTCGGAACTCCTTGAGAAGCCTTTTCCCCTAATAAGTTGTAATCATACCGTGACTCCAGTGTGAGTTCTACATCATTCCCAGTAGAATCTCTCAAAAAGGCTTGCAGTACCCGCAGTGGGAGAGTTGAGTTAGATACTGTACTTAGATTGTATGTGGCCTGCCCCGCTACCATAGGCACTAACAGAGTTGTCACTTTCCACAATGGCAGTCCTTCCAGTGCAA